ATCGTACTTGTGCTTGTTGTTCCTGCCGTAATACCCGGACGTCCAGATTGGGGTTCGAATATTATGACAGAAGGGTGCGAGTCATCCGACTCTGACGGGTTTTGATCCTCCGCTCGGATACGTAAAATTCGTTTAATAAATGATAGATTACCAGGTCTTCTCTGAAAATAAAGTGCTAACAACCTAATAGCACCTCTCAGTGTGTTGATCTATCGCCATATCAACGCGTCGTTCTGACATCAGGCCTCCTATGACGAAATAGTGGTAACCTCTGATGAAAGAGAAGAAAGGTCTTCAGGTTGTGGGCGGTACTGCTGCACCCACTCTGCGACCCATTGATTGTAACTTTTATTTAAATTCGGAACTACATAACCGAATCTGGACGCGACCTTTTGAAATTTCACTCGATACTCCTCATATACCGGTTCTGGGTAAAAGGATAGGTCTCGAATGGAGGTCGATAAGTTTTCACAGCACAACTCGTCCATAGACAACGCACCCGAAAATGTATTGATGTGAAGTCTCTTCATGATGGACTCAATGTCCAACATGGATACCGTGGATTGCCGCGCTTCACAATAGCGAGAGTGTCTTTTCAAAAAGTCACACTCCGACCAGTGCATGAACGGGCGCATTTCGGAGGATTTGTCGGGCATGGTAACAGTCATTCCCAATTGGGCGCAAACTTCAGCATGGACAATCATGTTCCACTTTGAGTCCCGGCGAACTGTACCTTTGCAATCATCTCCATATGTGCCAATACGCACAACACTACGGAATGGTGGTAACCTTTTCAGATTTTGCTTGTAGCAATACGAGTAACGCAACGACAAACTATTAATGATTCCATTTAAGATTGTTGTTAAGTTTGATCCCGACATGCCAATGCTGAGAAGTTCCACCAATGTACCGCTTACGATCAACAGCGGGTATGTTAAATCCGTTGCGATTCCGTTCATCACTTTAATATCTTCTTGTGAGAAATTTCCGGAAGCTTCCGCAATCGTGATCAAAATACGCATCCCTTCTGCAATCAATTCAACTGGCTGTGTGGTGTCGTATCCTTTGTAGTCTATTCCAAACGTACGATCCTCTCCAAAATGGGACGCATGTTCGTAGAACTGTTCCCACTCTGGACCTTCGCAGTTAATTCCTACCATACACTCCGTCATCAACGGATATGTACAAATAAATGCTATGGTGGTTAGGAAATACTTCCGAATGAGGGCAGAAAAAGCCAAAGGGACAACTTGGAAAATTCGTGCTTTATCCTTTCCCAACTTCACTAATTCATCTTTGATTTTAGAAGTGAAAATGGGACAACAACGCTCACCCTGTAAGTAGCGCTCTTCCATTTTTGCCACCATCTCTAAGACTTCGTCATTAGCGATCGTTGGTTTAGAATGCGCTGGGTACATTTCCGGGTCTAGGTCAATCATTACTTCTGACTTCGGACCATTACAAGGAAAACCTTGGGATGAAGACATATTCATTCTGTCAACATAATTCCTCCCATCAATTCCCGAGTAAATTTGTACGTCGTTGAGCACGAAAGTGCGTGACTGATGAAAGTCGCTACCTCTCATCACTGCCAGAATCGGTTTCAGATAATCGGTTCTACACCAATCTAGCAAAGTGTCACTCACTCCCCCACCAAGAGCTGTTGCCTTAACCAAGAATTTCTGGTACGGCATCCAACCCTGTGTATTAGCAGGGGGACCATGTTTGTTGGGAATACCACATATCTCAGTTACTGCCTCAGATATCTTAGAAACAGTCACACTTGAGCGGAATGTTGATCGTGCATCACACTCACCATAGGTCTTATAATATGACCCCTCTGGCATGTAATGTGTCGGGCACTTTCGATGTGGCATCACACGATGGAGCACCACTTTTCCATATTGTGGGTCCATGATCTCACCGTCGTCGGCTGGCAAACCCACTGGGATTTGCAAGTTCAATGCAGCCAAATCGCTTTCAAATTGCGATTTTGTATACGAAATGCAAGCTCCTTTTGTGGTATCATTAATGCCTGCTATGTGGAAGCCAACTATTAAATTACTTTTTGACTTCGACACATAGGGCGCTACACACAGCCCTGGCCATGTTGGCTCAGTAAGCGTTGCAATGTGTCCGGGCATCCCGGCTCGCATGCGATGAGAAATTGTTGAAGCTTGCAGATGTGCATGATTAAACACTTCGCGTCCAGAGCAATGTCTGGTGCACACTGTGGCTTGGGTATGTCCTGGCTCATAAGTCTCGGGTAACATCCAGGCCAAACTTTTTTGTGGCGCAATCTTCGCAGTGTAACACAAACGGAAATCAGATCCGCTGGTGCTGGCTGAGCGCGAAAAGCTCAATCTAGCTTCGTACGTGCATCCGGGGTTTTCGGATTCCATGGTTACAAAAATGCAGTCAAGTTCTGCATATGGTGTCTTTGTATGGTCACATTTTGGATACCACATGTGGTTGGGTAACAAAATTGCACCAGACGCCATTATTGTACCAGTGGCTTGGTATGCACGAGTGTGACCCACTTCTCCGACTTGACTTGATGTCAACGGGGCGTACGTAATGTAAATGGTTCTATCCATAACACGGCGCACTGCTTGATCGTGGGTCTGGGCACGTTGTTTGTCTGTGCCAGGTAAGGGTGCTAGGCGATTTCGTAAACGCCACATGTTACCCTCAGATTCTCTCTTTTCGACTTCTTCTTGAGTCATAGGGTGGAGATTACCCTGGGGATACATACGATTCAAATGAATTAACACTTTGATTCCCACCAACAACACACTTACACCTCCAACACATTTAAGTGCTTTTGGAAGTAAATTGCGTGCATGTTCCACTGTATAGCATAACATGTGGGAATTGGTGTGGATGCGTTCGAGTGCTAACTCATAATACGCTTTGTATACGTTCACCTGAGCTATCAACACTGTTATAGCTAGCATCACAAATAACGGGTGGACAAAAATTGCTAGTGTCAACAACACTGCATGTATCCATACATCTGTGATTGCTGCGAATAGGAAAGTGTCTGCGAGCTGAGATAGTGCTAACAACTTATGCACCCTCGCAGGCAACATTGCTTTACGCAAAAACCATGCCAGCCTTTTTACCAAGCAAAAACCGTTTATCTGGAAAGGGGCTACAACCGCCTCCATTTGGCGGCGCCCCTCGCGAGTATCTATACTTCGATTTACTCGATGGAGGTGACGCAAACGTCTGAGCGGTGCTGTTAATACACTTCCAGACTGTTCGGTCAAATCCTCCTGAGTTTCTTGTTTACCCTCACTAGGTGGTTCCACACCATCCTCAGAGGGTTCCTTTGCTGGTTCTTCAGGTTGATAGTAAAAGCATTCAGGAGACACTTTCTTGCATACTGACATAGGTTTCCTGCATCTTTCGCAGAATTTGTGTACCTTGTCTTTGTGTTTTTGCAATAAGCGTTTCTGTATGTAGTCGTGTCGCCCTGATTTTTGGGACAAAAAGTCTATCAATTCGTGTATATCGAGTTTACGTGTTTCACGTTTTTTGTACTCGAAGTACTTTTTGGAACAGACGTACGTATCTTTACTGTTCAAAGTTTCGACCCATTCGTACACTTCGAAATCCCACGCATTGGGATAATCAAATTCGGCTTCTGGATCATTCTCCATTAGCGCATCTGTTGCCATGATGAGTTTATCACCGTCCAATCGGGGTAAGTGACTCCCGTCGGACGCTGTCCCACAAAATTCAGGTTTCACGACACACGTAACATGACATTGAAAACGTCGCAGCACTGATATCGGTTCATTCGAATATTTTGCTGCGTCGAGATCTGGCACGTTCGTTGTTCCCACAAGTAGTTTATTGCGGATTGGCACTTTGCCTTTTGACTCAACATCTGCTTTAATTGCTGTGGTCGGAATATTATTGACTATGTCAACAATCGCTTGCAACGGACTCTGTTGAACAAAATCCGAGCTCTCATTAGCAATATCGTCAATGACGATAGCAGTTTTGTTGGTTGTGATGCAAGATTGGAACTTATCAGACGCGTCCAAAATCGCAATGTTGTCATCCGCATGTGGGTAGCCATTATAATTTAATATGGCTGGTACAATGTATGAAGTAACCGTACTTTTCCCTACTCCAGATTTACCAGTTATCAACACTGCCATAGGGCAATATCGAAAAGACTCAGATTGAACTAGAGTCTCAAAACTGGCTAGAGTTTTACGGGCTAACGTAATTTTCCGATCAATGGTTTCTCGCAGAATACTATTTGTCACTGTATCTTTGAGGGATCGGAGTCGGTCGATCACGCTATTCGCCAAGGTGCGAAAGCCAGGTTCATCGAGCTTGGACAGCTCTTCCATACGACCCAATTTGAAATTACCTTCGGCAATTATTAGTTCGCAGAGATCGTCTTCTAATGCAGACTGGTCATCATACAATGAGAAAAAGGGTACGAAACTCTTCTCCGTTATGCATTTCATTCCAGTCTCCAACAAATATTTCGCCGTTGATAACATGGCGTCAACAATGTCAGAAGCATCCAAAAACTTGTCTCGTGTGCGCATGGAAAACAGGCGAATGTTCTCGTATTTCCACTCAAAATTGGTGGCTGAACAAATGCCTGCACTGACTAACGCTGTACACAACAGGGCCAACTTGTCACGCAACGGATGCGTTTTGACAATGTCCCAATGGTCTGAAGCTTTTCTCAATAAATCTAAGAGAGTGTCAACCATCCCTGCCTGGGGGTTCATTTCGCCATCTGACTCCCATAATGACGATATTGTTACTTCAATTCGGCTCCAAAGTGATGAGTTTGTTATGGCTGAACCATACAGCAACACTAGATGTACTGTGCTACTGATGTCTTTGCTGTTCCTCAGCCCAGAGACAAGAATCAATGTTCGTTCTGCAAATACACGCATACGCTCATCAATTAGATCTGTCGTATCTGTTGCGCGTAGCAGAGAAATTAAGTCCTGTACTCGTCCGGATTGTGGACCATATTTTTCCATAAAGTCCTTTTGTTGTGGTGTTGACCACGTTTTGCCCTTGAGCTTTCGAACTACTCGAGGAATATCTTTACGTTGCTTATTCTTTTGCTTTTCTTGCCAGTGGTACTGACGAGATGCCTTGTCGGCAGAGCGCTCGAACAAGTCAACATTGTTTGTATTCGTACTCTCAACTGAATGAGGGGGAGTCTCACTTTGTTTGTTTTGGCTAGCTGTAACTACTTACTATACGATGCAGAGGGGGCGATTAGCCCATGCTGACCCCTGCGCCGGGGTTCCTAAATTAGCGTTGTTAACGCCTGTACTTTCCTATTGCTTAAGGGGTTCAAGTTTTAGTCCCTTGAAAGCTAGGCAGGTACCACAAATGCAATATGATCACTTAGGAGAAATCACAAGATCAAATGTGGCCGTACAAGACAATTTTCATTAGACAACCGCAGTCTATACCCAAAATGGGTCGCTGCTCCATGTCGTCCTCACACATCACCGACGTGACTCGGTAATACCCCAATTCCCTATTTCTAGGGAGCCAAAGGGGGAGTTCGTGCGGTATTACTAAAGAAAATCATAAAGTCTACCTGTTGCCGCTCTTGAAACGGCATGCTGGACATTATCCAGTTCAGTGTTTATGACAGGCGTGCCACTAACACAATAAAATCCAATTTTTCGTAATGGACTCGATCCACGTCACTGTTTGCCTATCGGCCAGTCGTGAAGACTGTGTTTGCTATTATCTTATAACTAAGGATCGTCGTTGATCACGACTATTAGATCTTCCACGTTTATGGATGTATCAGTACAAGCACATGCTGTGCTACTTTCCCTCAAATCGAGGACACAGATTCTCTCTAAATTACAGAGATTTACTGTCGTTAAAGATATTTGTAAGTGGCCAATTTTAATTCCTGGTAGAATGGTTAAAAGAAGAACATAAATAATTCTCAAACGTTCCACTTGCAAAACATTGAAATGGCAATTCCCAGTGGGAAAATACCATTAATCAACAATGCATACAAACATACAGTTTTACCAGATTACTGATTCCTAGATCTCCAATGACGGAGTCCAGGAAAACAGCAAACTGCTGCAGATTATATAAT